TGACGGCATCCGCACTGGCTCGCTCACCGCACCCGGTTCTTCCAAAGCATACAAGGCAATTTCAAATGCCGGACTGTCGAACAACCCTTGACTGATGACTCCCAGCGTACCGCCCTCAATGCCACCCGCCGGGTCGGCTGCAACAAGTCTCAGCTTCCCTTTCAACATAACATCGTCAAACTTCTTTCTCTCATCCTTTGGAAAATCCTTAAAAATGAAGTAAGGTATATGTCCCTTTTCACACTCCACAATGGTCTCTTCCACTGACTTCTTTAGAGCCAAAGCTCGTTCATTTGTCAGATCGTATTCATCATCCTTACCAAACCAGTATTCTTTACCTTTGTAACCTGGTGGGATGTTTTGACAGTCGGGAAAACCCGCTGAAGTGGACCGTGGTATTGAGTCGTAATACTCTAGACCTGGTATTCCTTTCACCGCTTCCTCAAACGTCAGCAATCTCCGAAGTGGAACATTGTGGAAAGGCGCCATTCGATTGAGCGTTCCTAAGTATTCAGTGACACACTCATCTAATATGCCGTCATCTAGAAACCTTTTGTCTTTAGAATATTTACGGATGGATTTATAAACTCTTGGTTCATAACCAGTATCTGTTTTAACGTCGTTCATCATTACTGGCATAGTAGTTGAATCCTTCCACGTTCCATGAAGGGCAGTGGGGACAATGGTACTTTTCTTAGAACTGAACATAGGCACAGGTATGGAATCCACAATGCGGAAACCATCGAGTCCTTTTAACGAACCTCTTTGAGCTACAAATCCCTTATGGAATTTTGGGTCGTTAACATCAGAATCTAGAGGGTCCAAATAATTACCATCAAAGAACGGATCATTGTTCAAATCAAACATACCTAACGGTGTAGACAATGCCCAACCACCTTCATTTCCAGCTACATGCATAGATAAAAGTGGTTTTTGGCATGCTTTATCAGCTACAAAATATAATGATCCACAATCGCCATTTTCACTCGGCATCTTTGTTCTAACACAGGTCTCAAGAACATTAGTTGTTCCTAATTGTTGATCTCCTACTTCTGTCGGAGCTTCAAACATACCACCGGTACTATAAGACAAACCGGCGCATTCAGGTCGCAAAATCGCAATTTCAAATGTTGGTCTATTGGATAAATAATCCATACCAGTTATGAATTTCCTAATATCCTTATGAGGATTACACACAGGAAACTTTACAAAAGCACAATCATGACTAGTTTGCTCTCTTCGCTGCCAAGTGAGAAATATTGAAGATTTAACACTTTGGAGATTACCGGAACCGTAAGATGTGAACGAGATGATAGGATCTCTCTCTAAATCTGAGGCGATACCTGAGACAAAATGCAATGGCATCATTGCCACTCTATTCGTTATAAAAACTATAGTTCCTATCTGTACTCC